AGGAGCGCGGCGAAATAGTTTGCGCCAACCTCGCTCGCGGCATACTGGTTTGTGATGCGCACCGAAAATGTCGGCGACGGAATATCGACGCCTTCGACGCCTTCGCCTTTCTTCCAGTTGATAGCCTCGTTCAGATCAACATCGGGAAGGGCTGGGCTTGTTGTGCGCTTGTAGGCCGTGGTTGCGTAGGCATATTTGATGCGCTGCGTTTCGCTTCCGAAATCGAATTCGGTTTTCGTTCTACGCGGTGCGCTCCCGCTGGTCGGCGACCGTGGCGACCATGTGACGGTGATCTCATATACGTCCTGGCGCTTCGTCTCCGATGCCACTGCCGCCGACCGATACCAGATCCCGATTGCCGTTGGCGCAAGCGAAAGCGCCGATGTGATAGCCGTCGCCGGATCGGTCGCCTCGGTGACAAGGTACGTGCGCCGCTCATAGTCGTTTCCGCGCTCGCGCTTACCGCTGATTTCTTTGCTGAATCCTGGCATCGGTCAAGCTCCTATGGTGACGAATCCCGAAAAGGCATCGACAAGCTTTTTCGTGTTGTCGGCTGTCTTCTGCGTGGCGTCCTCAATCTTCTTCTGCCCGCTTGGCGCGCCGAACATGCCAGCCAATCGCGAAGAGAATGTGCCTGTGCGAACTGCTGCGCTATCGCGAGTGCTGTTGATTTGCTCTTGCAGATCGAACTTGCGATTGATCAGCGCGACGCTTTCGCCGTTCGCCTTCGCGTCTTCGATTGCGCGCTGCCGTGCAAGTGCGAGCTTGCGCCGCTCTAGTTCTTCGCCGGTGTATGCCGCCTCTAGTTCAAGGTCTGCGATCTCCCGGCGGGTGTCGGCGTCGCTCTTCTCCCATCCCTTCTTCTGCTCTGTCTTGACGCCAGCAATCTCTGCCGACTCCAGTTCGCGCAACTGGTCAACGCGGTCCTGAATCATGCTCGCGGTCTGGTCGGTCGCCGCTTGCGCCTCCTTGACTTCGGCAGCGTATCGGATGCGAATCAATTCGATTTCGCGAAGCGTCCCGTCCTCGATCCCTTGCGCCTGGATCTCGGCGAACCGCTGCGCAATTTCGGCCTTTTGTTTCAGCGACTCGCGCAGAATTTCGGCTTCCTTCTTCGCCTTGCTCTTCATGACGGCGGCGACTTCGACCGATGCGCGCTCTGTGATGGCGGCTTCCGATGCGCCGATCTCTTTTGCGCCGGCAAGATCCTTCGCCTTGCGCGCCTCGATCTCTGCGATAGCGCGCTGCGTCTCGTCCTCGATCAGCCCAATCTTGGCCCGGTGCAAGTCTTCTGCCTGACGCTGCTCGAAGTCGCGCACTTTCTTTGTCCGCTCGATTGCCGCCTCGGCTGTCTCTGCCGCTTCGCCTGCCTTCTCGCCGGCTGACGCCGCGCCCTCTCTCTTCGGCCCTTTTCCTGGCCCATCCTTTACGACCGCGTTGATTGACTTGACGCGCTTCTCGAACTCGGCCGCGCTGATAATCCCCTCGTCAAGCTGCTTCTGCCAAGAATCGATCATCTTCGATTTCGTGTCTTCGTTGCTCAATTCGCGAACGTCCCACAGCCACTTGAATAAGTCCTCTAGCGCGCTGCTCAGGCCGGTTACTTCTCCGATCCACTCCCCGAGTTTGAACCCGGCAATGGCTGTTCCGGCGATCAGCGCGGCCTGGACTGCGACAAGGCCAAGCGCCATGCCAAGCGAACCCGCTGCGACGGTTGCCGCCTGCATCGCGCCAGTCGCAGCCACAAGCGCCCCAGGCAATCCTGCGATCAGCGCCGCACCATTGCCGACCAGCGCAAGCGCGGTTGACAGTCCAGCAAGCGCAGTCCCTGCGTATGTGATGGCGATCCCTGCCGCCATCAGCGCGCCGCCAGTGATGGCTATGGCCGCGCCGACGCCAAGCATCGTGCGGAACACAATCGGATTCTCTTTCGCCCATTCGCCAAAATGCTTGGCGACAATCGCCACTCGATCAGCCAAAGATTTTAGCGGACCAGAAAGCGTTTCGCCGATTGCGTTCCCGGCCCCTCGCATCGATGCCGTCGCATCGTCAATCGAGTCCCCAAGCGCGTCCGCTGCCCTGGCCGCTCCATCGCTCATCGTGACGCCAAGATCGCGAGCCTTCGCCCGCAATTCGCCCATGTTCTCGATCATCGGCAACAGGGCCGTGCCGCCCTTGCCGAAAAACGCCATCGCTGCCGCCGCCCTTGCGGTCGGATCTTCGATTTTCGCAATGGCTCCCAAAAGCGTGTTGAATTGCTCTTCTGGAGACATGGATTTCAGAGACGAGAGGGAGACGCCGAGCGATGCGATTGTGTCGGCTACGTCTGTTGACATGCTCTGATCGCCAACGCTCTGTTGCATCTTGCGGATTGCGCGCTCCACATCTGACAGGGTTGCTCCGGTCTGCTCTGCGGCGTATTTCAATTCGGAAAGCGCCTGCGCCGAAACTCCAGTTCTGCCCTTCATGTCGTTGAGCGCAGATCCGAACGACGCGAACTGCTGCGCCGCGAGCGCGAGCGGCCCGACGATGGCCGCGCCGGCAGTGGCGAAGCTCGCGCCCATGTCGCGGGCAGATTGCCCCATGAATTTTAGGCGACGCGACAGGCGATCAATCGATTTCATCGCAGCAGAATCGTTTGCGAAGATATCGATGTACGCCCGGCCAGCCCTGATTGCCCCTGCGCCTGCACTCATGCCTTGACCCCCCATGATCGAAATACGTCAATCGCCTCTTCGGTGCTGTTTACCACTACGTCACCGCCACCGCCTGAATCCTGCTCTGCGTACGGGTTGCAGTCCGAATACGGTACAGCCGGCGAATGCGCTGCTCGGTTCACGTTCGCGAGTATGTGCGTGATTGGCGCAATCACTCCATACAGCGATTTCATTTTCCCGTCGTACATCCACAGCAATTCGCGCAGCGTCAAGCCGTCAAACGCGACTCCGGAGACGCCGACGGCTCCGGAGTATTCGTAGCTGAGTCGCCAGAGGTTAACTTGCTTTCGACCATCGCCAGAATTTCCGCGTCTGCCTGCATCGCCTTTTCCCCGACCATCCGCACAATCCTCCGGCGAGCAGGCGGGAAAAAATCCGCAAGGGCGTCATTCATGGCAATGGATACCGCGTCAAGAATCTCGCCATGAACCGAGCGCAAGAAATCGTCAAGCGCAATCCCGGCCTTCTCCAGTTGCGGCGCGATGAGAATAACGGTTGCGTCAATGATAGACGGTACATCGTTGAAGATGCCGCCGAGGTATGCCGACTGGTTGAAGATATCGAAGCCGGCCGCTTTCAGTTTCTTCGCGGCCAGATAGTCTACGCTGACGTTCCATTCGACCTTCTTGCCTTTTACCTTTGTCGCAAAGCTCGCCATTTCTAAATCTCCCAGGCTTGCCCCAGAGGGTTTCCCTCTGGGGCATCCGGTCCTAAATGTCTGCCGCCATATCACGTGGTCGTGTGCGTGTGGACGGCGGGCGGCTCGTTCGCAACGTAGTGGAAACCAAGCTCCATCGCGACGGTTGCCAGGCCGCTCATCGGCGTGGACTTCTCGAACTTCTTGATTTTGCACCACGCCTTCAAGCCAACGTGCGCGCCCTCGTCGAGGATGTCGCCATCCGCGAGCCAGAAGACGAGCGGGGTCTCGGCGATGTACGCAGCCTGCAACGCGGTGACGGCCGCGTCTGTGTCATCATAGGCCAGCGTGGTCGAGAAGCCGCCCTTGCGCTTCGCCGGAGCTTCGAGAACCCAGTCCACATCGCGCAGCTCGTACTCTTCGGCCGACCGCTCATCGGGCGAGGTGATGTCCTGCGCAGTGGGAACCTTGACCGGGACCGTCATCGCATACGCCGTGTTGTAGTACAGCCGAAACTCTTTTCCGAACCGAATAGCCATGGCACACTCCTCCTTGTCTGTGATCCGCCTATCGGATCGAGTCTTTCCAGAATGCCGCCAAATGCGGCGACGCATCGCGAAGCGCCGGCCCCATGAATGGGCGCGCTGGATATTTCGCATAGTTGCCAGCCATGATTGATTGCTGCTCTTGCGCTATCACCTTCATCTCTTCCGGAGCGATTGCCATTCCCGCATTGATAGCGCGCCGCAGCTGCTTCGGCGTTTTGATTTTGGCAAACCGCAACGGGCTTGTCGAAATCGGACCATGCCCGCCTATCTGAATCTTCCAGTTGTTGCGGCGGCGCATCTTCTCCGGAAGGTATGGGCGCGTTCCGCCGAATTCGTGAAGCTGGCCGATAAGACCGATACCATTGATGGTCGGCCCGACGATTGCTGATTTGTCATCCGATGAATACTTGATCGCCTTTTTTAGCGCGCCTGTCTGCGTGCTTGGCGGTTGTCCTGGAGCAGACTTCTTCTTGCGGCGCCGGATCTTGCTGCGCGCAACCTTGTAGGTGTACGCGCCCTGACGCTTCAGCACGCGCTGGCGCGCCTTGTCGGTCGCGTATCTGACCTGTGCCGAATCGAAGGTGATCGCGAGCTTCACGCCAAGCATTGATTACCCGCCGTAGTATTCAAATGTGAGAGTAACGACCGAAGCGAAGAGCCTCCGCTGCTCGATGCTGCCGGCGTCATAGATAGGGTCAGGGTTGGCCGACACGCACATGCCGCGCCCTCCGGTGATGGTCGTGACCTGGCCATGGAATAGATCGGAAATGGCCTCGACCAGTTCGACCAGATCGGCAATCTCCGATTCGGCGTCGAACTTCTTCTGCACGCCAACGTCGATAACAATTTGCTTTTGCGGCGTGCCGCGTGTGTCGCTCGTCAACTCCATGCTGCGTGGTGACACGAACACTTTCAGCGTTTCAAGGTCCGGCAATTCGTTGATCGGTCGATAACTGCGCACGGCCTCCACCGTCTCCGGAAGAGTCGCCGCGTTGATGGCGGTGACAACCGCGTCAGCCATATCGAGAATGACGGCTCCCATCAGATGCCTTTCTTGACGAGCCTAGCGTGGATTCGCATCGTCTTGTTGTAGAGGTCCGACCAGCGCCAAATGGTTTCGCCTGCCGGTGCCATCACTTCGTATGTCTGGCCGGAATAGATGATGCTATCGCCTGCTTGCGGTTCGCCCATCGAAAGGAAGTCCGCGGCCTCGATGATGAAGTCTTTGCTTTCGCTGCTGACGATTGCTCCGCTCAGATCGGCAGCGGCAAACACTGTTCGCGAAATCATCGCGAGAACCTTGATCGATGTTGCGCCGCGCTTGTATGTGACCTTGTTCGAGAGATGCGATTTGCGCTGCGCGCTCAACCATGCAGCGCCGGTTTCGAGCATGTTCGCCGCGTCGGCTTCGTCGGATGCAGGGACCACGAAACCAGGGCCGGAGGTGTAGCCGATCCGGTTGCCGTCTTTGTGATAGGCGATCACGCCATAGGTCAAATTATTTGCGAGAGACGGAATCGTCACATCTCCGGCTCCGATGCGGCTCGCCGTCAGGCTTTCGGCTGAATAGACCGCGCCAGGCATGAGCCAGTATCGGACATAGATCCGCGCCGACTCTGCTCCGGTTGCCGGCGTGCATGTGACGATGATCGATTCATCGCCAGCCGTAAGCGAAATCGTCGGAGCATCGAACGGCACAAACGATGGATCGTACGTGCCTGGTATGGCAACGCCGCGCTGCGTGATCGTCTCATCCTTCTTGATGATTCCTGCGCTTGCGCCACTGTTCCGCGCCGCCTCGTCGAAGCTCCCCGCCGTCGTGACGTTGGCGATCTTGATCGAGTTGCCCGTGAGGATCTTGTCGGCGGCGACTCCGGTATTCCTCGTCCCCTCCAACGTCGTATACGCGCTCTCCGTCCCGTTCAAATTGGCGAGGGTGCCGGTCTGGCTCACTCCGAACGTGACGGGGCGAACGTCGGCGACGGATGGCGGGACGTAGTTGCCGGCGGGGATTGCGGTGGTGAGGACTTTGTCCTGCTCCGGAACCGTGTACCCGATAGAGCACCCACGCGGGAAAACACCTGACGGATACGGCTTCCCGTCCCAGTCCGAGGTTAGACCTACGTCTACCCCTCCGGTAGCAATGACCGACGATGGCGTTGGGCGAGGATCAAACGCGCCTGGGGCTGTGACGGTTCCGATGACACCAATCGCGATATCCGTTTGGTTGATCAGGCTATGGGCACCGGGAGCGGTTGCATCTGACGAGATGTTGTAATCGCTGTCGGCGTGCCATATGCCGTAAAAGCACCCAGACGAAAAGACGTTTAGGACCGTCGTATCGATAACTCGCGGAGGGTAACTTGCTCCCTGCCCTGAGTAGACACCGCCGTCGCCGCGAATGCTTGCGATAAGCGTACAAGCAAGAATACTGACGGTCTCGGTGCATCCGGTGACGAATATCAGAGTAGTTAGCGCGTCAACAAAACAGTTGCGAATCGTCTGCGGCGCAGCTGCCCCCTGCACATAGATGCAATCCCTTCCGCTCCTGATGTCGCAGTCCTCTACCGTGCACGGCTCAGATGACGCCATAAGAAGCACGTACATGGACCCGGAAGAATTTCCGGTGAGGCGCAAGTTTCTGATCGTAACCGCCCCGCCGCTTATGCGCAGCGCATAGGTGGTAAGGCCTGAAATGCGAACTTTTCTCCCAGGGTACGCGCCCTCTACGATGATGCCCTTGCTTATGGTTTTGTTGAGTTGATGCGTATAGCTTCCGGCAGTGTTTGACTGCCAAACACGCAGCGTATCCCCGACGTTGCACGCCGCGTAGGCTGAGTCCCAGTCTGTATAAGACTTCGCCGCTCCGCTGTCGTATCCATAATCGCGTATTGCCATCAGGCACCGACCTTCGCCAGAATATCCGCGACCTGAATTTCAATAGTCGCGCCGCCTACTTCTACCATTACGCTTTCGGATTCGTCTTCGACATCGACCTCTGCCAAGTGAAACTCCTGGTTCGCGTCAACCCACTTGTCTACATCTGAGTCGAAAACCGCCTCTTCGTTTCCCCACGTTCTGACGCTGCGTGACTGCTCTTTTGTTCGCGCTCCGCACAGCGTTGAGGATGCCTTGTGAATCAAACATTCGTAAGTCACAATCCAGCCCTCCGCTTGTACTCGGCAGCGTCTTCCTTCGTGGCGAAGGTCAGCTTGACGCCGTTCTTGCCGGTGGCCTTGATTTTGAAGTCGGCCTTGGACTTCGGCTTGTCCGTCTCTTTGTTGCAGTGGGGGCAGATCATGCCTTGGCCTCCCCTTGCGCCTTGTGCCAGCAGACTCCGCACAGGAACCAGCGCCGACCGTTCGCGTCAACGTGCTCATACTGCCCAGTCGCGCTGCATCCGCGCTGGCATGTGCCAAGCTCATGCGCGGGGCGTTTCGATAGTGCGCGTAGTTCGTCGGCGGTTGGCATCAGGTCAATCTTTCAGTTTCATACAACGGTGTAGGGGGACGCGGGAGGCGTGAACCCTCCGGCCCAGTCGCGATCAGTGCCGACCGACAGGCGGAACTCATCCATCTTGCCCGCAAGCCCCGATCCGGAGTCGGTTCCGCCAACATAGAATTTCGTTGCCGCTCCTACTGTTTTGGCGAATGCGTAGTCGTTGCCTACCTTCTCCCCGTTGACCATGAGCCGAACAACGTTACCGGATCTCACCAGGGCAACGTGATGCCATGCCGTTGCCGAAAGCGTCTGGTCTGCAGTCCACAGGATTTTCGCGCCCCACCCGTCCTCGTACTCATATAGTTGCCATTGTCCGGAGGAGGAGGAGTAACCAAGTATCAGCAAGTCGTTGGTGGCGTACCGATAATCAAACAGGAAATTGTACGGGTCGCTGAGCCCGTAAACTTTGGTATCGAAAACCCAATTTCCAGCGCCGAGCACAAGGGTCGGAGTCGCGAACTTTATAGCGGTCGCAGTGTTGCCGACGAAGACGCCGCACTTGTCAAAGCCGGAATCCCCTGCTGCGACGGTCGGCGTATCCCACGGGAACGACGGCTCGTTCTCCTCTCCGGACGAATCCGTGAAATCGACCGTATTCATGTTCAGCATGAGCTTCGTGAACTCATCGATCCCGCCAGGCCCGAGCGGCTCCGGAATCACGACCTCCACCACCTCCGCGTTTAGAATGACCTCGATCAGATCGCCGTCGGCAAGCGCATCCTCAAGTGCGACCACGATCGCGGCAGAGCCAGAACCAGCGCCGGCATCGTCGACCTTCCCGTCGGCTGTGCCGTAGATCACAGCGCTTGCGGAAACCGCTGCGCTCGCGGTGACCTTGTGGGTCTGTCCGCCCAGGAGGCGGACGCCGACCACTTCTCCGCTCGCGACGTCGGCCATGGTGACGCCGATCGCCATCTCGTCCGCGTCAGCGTAGATGACGGTCCCGCTGGACAGCTTCACGCGGCGGCCGCGCGCAAGCGCTTCGCCGGCGGTGAAAGTCTTCGCGCCGCTGCTGTATGGACCCATCACCGACCTCCAGAACCCCAGACCACGGCCAGCGCACCACCGACGGCAGCCAGCGCAGGCTTCGCAATCTCGAACAGGACGCCGCGCCAGGTGGCGCGATTCTCTTTCTCGGTCGCCTTATGCTCCTCGACGTGCTTCTCAAAATCTTGGCACGGCCGCGCCGGTAGAGGTGGCGGCGGCTTGATCGCCGCGATCTGGACCTCGATCCTGGCAATCGCGACCGCCTGCGCCATCTGCCCCTCAGCAATCTTGTCCAGCCGCTCGTGGATCCGGTTGATGTCGTCTCGCTCTACCTCAGCCGGCATCGTTACCCCTCCTCACGGAATCCTCCTCCTCGAGCTGCCGCTGCACGATCGCGTGACTGCACTCCCAACAGACCCAGACATCGACGTCCCGCACGTGGTGGATCAGAGCCGCCCGCCCCGTCCGGCACCGCTCGCACTTCTCAGGCCTCGTGCGCAGGTCGACCATGAGCCAGACTCCGCATCTGCTACCGCGTGCGCTCCGCGAGAATCTCCGCCTCCGGCGCATCGGCGCCCGCAACGCGTCGGCTTTGTTCGGCCGGAAGTGCTGGCGACCTTGAAGGGCTCGGCGTGTTCGTCGGCTTATCCTCGTCGCCTTGGGCGGCATCGGGTCCAGGAGGGCAGATCAGCCAGCGGTCGTGCGCGAGCACGTATCCGCGGACAAGCGTACCGCCCTGGTCATGGGCCCAGACCTTGACGCGGATGGGACCGCGCAGCATGGCGGCAGAGCCATCTGGGACGAAGATCTCTGGCGCTCGCATGTCCGCCCACCATGCAATCGGATTGCATCCCGATAGAGGGATGATGGCAAGCGCGAGCGCTATTGCGCTTACGATCAGGCTACACCAAGGGGCGACGCGCAATCCGCTCCCCAATCCTGTTCTTTCGCATTTCAACCGGCTTGACATCAGACGCCTCCACGAACAGGCCGCGGATCAGCTTCGCAATACTGAACAAAATGCCGAAGGCGCCGATCATCGCGGCAGTTCCGGCCCGTCCGTCGCGTCCTTGCTGCTGTCCATGTTCCAGGTGGAGTCCCGCTTGATCTGGGTGCGGCTCGCGCTATAGCCGAGCGCGGCAAGCGTGCTTACCGCCATACCGACGATCCGCTCCGCCTGCGACCCTTCAACGATGGCTCCGCTCGCCATGACGAACCCGAGCATGACCGCCGCCAAGCTCAGCCAGAACTCCGTCGTCTTGTATCCTGGTTTCATTGTCTTCTCCGTGGTGCAAGGTGGTGACTGGTGATGCAGGCGCGAAGCGGTGCGCATCCCCGGCGAGCGGGATCATCCGCTCGCCGGGAGATGCTTGTCAGCGCCTGTCTCAGCTCGCGGCCTCGACGTCGATGAGCTGACCGAAGTACTTGTCGATCAGCACCTCGTCCACGAACTGCCGGACCCGGTAGATGGTGCTGCGGGTCTGCGGCTCTTCGTAGGTCTCGACCATGACGTTCTCCGGCGTGTCGTTCACCCAGAGCATGGTCCGGCCGAGGGACGGCTTGACGATCTTGCCGTCCGCCGGCGTGACCGAGAGAAGCGCGTACTTGTCCGGCCAGATGCTGGCCGGCGCCGCGGCGGTCGCGCCTTCGGGCTTCGAGTCGTAGATCCCGTTCCCCACGAGGATCTGCTCGACGCCGAGGATGCGGGCGAGCGCGCCCTTGATCACGTCCCACTCCGCGCCCTGGACGTACTTGATGGCGTCCTTGATCTCGGCGTTGATCATGATGCGGTTGAGCGTGGTCTCGGAGACGGTGAGGGTGTTCAGGCGCATGCCGCAGAGGTTGTACCCCTTGAGGCGAGCGGCCTGGACATCCTTGATGATGTTCTGGTTCGTGGCCGTGGTCCACACCGCGCTGCAGTGCGTGAAGACCGCGGCGCTGTCGAACACGCTCTCGGAGACGTTCGCGGCCACGCGAATTTCCTGCGCGCGCAGGAGCTTGCCGGTGACGTCGTTCACCGTCTCGACTTCGGCGTCGAGGTCGGAGGCGTACTTCGCCCGGTCGCCCGCGTCGAGCTGGCCCTCGAGGCCGTGCTCTTCGCACGCATAGGCCTTGTCCTCGGTCCCGAAGTTCGTCCGGTTGTAGTTCGAGCCGGCGGCGCGCTTCGTGTCGACCGACGCCATCGCGGACTTGCGCGTCACCGCGGCGAAGTTCGCGCCCTGCTTGTCGACCGGAGTCAACGGGAAGAGCTTGGTGGCGATGTACTCGTTCTGGTCCTTGATGTACTCGCGCATCGCCTCGCCGAGGTCCGCGCGCGGGGTTCCGTAACTGGTTGCGTCAACACCCATGGCACTACTCCTTTCGATAGGTTCGGTTGAAATTGTTCCGTTCAGACCCGTCCAGGATCAGGCGCCCGCCTGATCGATCAGGCGACGTCTGCGTTCAGGATGCACTCGATGATGTCGCCATCGGCGAGCGCCGCCTCGATCGCGACACCGATCACGGTCGAGCCGCTGCCGGCGCCGGCATCATCGACCTTGCCGTCGGCCGTGGCGTAGATGTTGGCGCAGGCGGTGACAGCCGCGCTCGCGGTGACCTTGTGGGTCTGTCCGCCCAGGAGGCGGACGCCAACCATGGCGCCAGATGCCACCCCGGCCGTGGTGACGCCGATGGCCTTCTCGTCCGCATCGGCATAAACGACGGTGCCGGAACTCAGCTTCACGCGCCGCGCGCGCGCGAGCGCCTCGCCAGCGGTGAAGGTCTTGACGCTGCTTGCTTCCTGACTCATGGTGATCCCTCCGTGATCCTCAGTGCTCAAAATTCGTGGGCCGGCCCATGCCGTCCCGATTGTGCTACCCTTCGCCTACTTCTTGCCTGCGCAGTGCCTCTGGTAGGCGGCCGGATCCTGCCGCGCGATGTGCTTCATCGCAGCGGTGATCCCGACCTTATTCGCGGCCGAGAACTCGCGCGCCTGGTCCAGGAAGGACTTGCCGCCGGACTGGCCGTCCTGCGCCGGAAGGCTCTGCCCCGCGGGAGTGGTGCCGGATCCGGCGACCTGTGCCAGCTTCGCCTTCAACTCCGTCACTTCCTTCGCGAGCGCTTCCTTCTCGGCGAGCGTCTCGGCGTGGAAGGCCTCCTTGGCCTCCTCGAACTTCAGGCCCTTGGCGAAGTACGTCGCGCCCTTGACCTCGCCGAAGGAGGCCATGAACCGCGAGCCCTCCTCCTTCTTCTTGGCCTCGACGGCCGCGAGCTGCTCGGCCTCCGCCTTTGCCTTGGCTTCTGCTTCGGCTTGCACCTTGGCCGATTCGTCGGCCTTCGCCTTGGCTTCCGCTTCCGCGTTCTCGTTCTCGGCACCCATCTCATTCTCCTTCGCCTGTTCCGTCGTGGTGAATTTGACCTTGACCGTCTCGCCCTGTGCGGACAGCTTCGTCTCGGTGTTCGCGTCGTAGCCGTACGGGCAGACCGCGACGCCGCGCAGCGGCCACTCGCGGAAGATCGCGCCAGGCCCCTGGAACTGGTAGCCGTTGACCGGCGCGGTCCGCCCCTCCGGCACCTCCTCGATCACCAGCCCATCGGACGAGAAGAAGATCGACGCCTCGTACGGCACGCCCTGGCGCGACTTGAAGATGATCTCGTTCGCGCGGTCGTTCTCTTTGTACGGGACGAGCGCACCGCTCGTAACGAGATCGCCGCTCGAGGCGTCAAACTTGTTCAGGTAGCCGATGACCTCCGCCGCGTCGTGGTTGTAGTCGATCGGAATCCTGTTCTTGGCCAGCTTCATGCCGGCGAAGTCGTGGACCACGCGGCCCCAGTACCAGTGGTCGACCGGCTGCCCGCTGCGCGCCACGATCGAGACGGGAGCGCTTTTCGCGTTCTCGCCATTCTTCTCCGAGATCGAGAAATCTCCGATGTTCAGGCGCAGCGCTTCTGCCGGAATCTCACGCACGTTTTGCACTGGGTTCCTCCTGCATCATGGCCGTCGCCGCGGCGTCGCTCACCTGCTCCGGATCTGACGATAGGCCGCGCGCCTCGAGGTACTTCTTCTCGGCCGCGAGCTCGTCGGTGATCTCAAAGAAATCCTCGCCGCGCGCCTTGCAGATTCGCTGCCGGCTGCGAGTTCCAGACTTAATCGTGAGCGCGTCGGCGCTCGCTTCTTTCATCGGATCGATCCACGGCATGCCGACCGGGATCCACTCCCACGGTAGCTCTGTCACACGCATGCCGTCAGGGAGGGAGATCAGGCCGGCGGCCACCCACTGCGCGATCTTCCAGGAGGTGATCCGGTCGAGCATCTCGACCAGTTCGCCGCGCTTCGCCGCCACGCTCTGGTTGTACATGAGGAGCGCCTGGCGCGCGCCGGAGTAGTTCGTAAAGGATTCATCGTAGAACGAGAACGGGATATCCAGCGCCTTCAAGGCCATCGCGATCATCGACTGCACGAAGGCCTGGAACTCCACCGACGGCGTCTTGCTCTCGAGCGTGTCCGCCTTGTCGCCCGGGTTCAGGTCCAGATGGAACGGCCCGCCGCCGAAGCTGATATTGTAATCCCCGCCAGCATTCTCGGTGTACTCGCCCAGCGGCGAGGAGTCTTCTCGGTAGGTGATCAGGCCGAAGAGCTGCCCGACCTTGGCTTTTGCAATCGCGTAGGAGATCCCTTCGTACAGATCCTGGTACGCGTTGATCGCGGCCGTCATGCGCGTCACGCCGCGCACCTGGTCGAACCGGTCGAAGTATCCGAGGAGGTGCCCATACTCGGCCGGACACCACTGATCGAAGACGAGCCCAGCGGTTCCAGCCACGCGCCGGTTGACGCAGAACGCCGTCGCCCGGCCGTACTCGTTCACCTTCACGCCGGACACGTTGTCCTTGTTGTTTGAGGTGGTCGCTCCGCCTGGACTCGCGATTCGGTCGGACTCGATCCCCTGGAGCTGCCCGCCCTGCAGCATCATCACCAGACAGTCGCCGTCGATCGTGCGCGACTGCTCAGCGATCCGCACAAAACGCTCGAGCGAATGCCGGCCGGCGATGTCGCAGTTCTGCGGAAGCGCCCACCACGCGAAGAGTTTCTCCAGCCGTTTGTTGAAGGCGAGGTCTTCGGTCCGGCACTGGAAATTGAAGGTGCTGACGTAGTCAAGATGCTTTCGGATCGACCACCCGGCAACTGAGAAATTGCGGTGCAGGTCTCGCGCCGAGGATGAAACCTTCCGGCGCTTGTAGGCTGGCAGCTCATCGTCTTCGGAAAAGATCGTGGACCGCGTGGCCTTGCGGCGCTTCTTTGTGTCGTCGACCGCATCGTATCCGAATGCGAATCTGCGCAGGCCGTTGACGGCGCCGGAAAGCCAACCTTTGGATTCGCGGGAGCGCCTGGACATATCAGGCCCCCCCGCTCAGATCGATGGTCGCGCACCGGCGCCTGGTTCCAGACGCGATGGCTTGCCGGTTGCGCCAGTACTCCAGGGACGCTTCCAGCTTCGAGATGTCCTGCAGCGTCGCCGACCGGTCCTTCTGGGTCAGGGTCGAATGCACCTTGGCGTAAAGCGTGGCCAGGGTGCTTTCGATCGTCGCAATCTGTTCGGCTGCAGTCGCCATTTACGGTCTCCGTTGACTCGATGCCGGGAGACTACTCGGCCGCCGGTGGTTATCCCACAGGCTGGGTGGCTTATAACCCAGGTATTTTCTGGACGGTCAGACGACCTTCGTGACCCGTTCTTCGATCACTTTGAAGATTTCTCGACCACACCCAGGGCAGCGCAAACGCCTGGAAATGAAGGACGGGAACGCCCGAGACTTCGCGACCTTCATCGTGTGCTCGCACTCGGAACAGACATAAACGGTCGTGCCGCACCTATTCGATTTCTCGGAAGCCACCGCGGCGCGGACGTTCCGCGGCGGCGCGAGCGGGCCCTTGGCCGACCGCTCCGCCGCCCTTTTCCTGACCGCCGCCTGATGCGCCGCCTGCGGATCCCCCTTGCCCGGGCCCGCGCTGAAACCGAATATGCCGCTGCTTCCCCTTGACGATCCCAATCTCCGCCCCATGTCGTAAACCCTCCACCGTGGCCGCAACCATGCAACCGACCGCACAATCCAAATAGTGATTCTTCGTCCCCGGAACCCGCGTCCACTTGAAGACCTCACCGCTCGCCCCCGCGAGCTTCTCGATGAGCTTCTCCGATGTGAGCTGCGTCCCCAGCTCGCGGTGACGATCCGTCCCAACGCCAAAGATATCGACGCACCCCGGCCCGCCCTGCGGCGCCATGAGCGCGCGCTGCATGCGCTCACGCCACAAGCAGGAGTCATGCACCACGACCGGCCCGAGTCCCTTCCAGATGTCCAGAAACGAATTCTGAAATACGCGCTTCTTTCGCGGGTCAGGCAGCTTGAACTGGTGATGCGCGCGGCCGCGAGACGGCAGCACGCGGCACGGGAAGCGCTGCGCCCGGCACGCCTGAAACACCGCATCCCGCGTCGACGGGTCGCCGCAGTCGACCATGATCACCGACACGCGGTGCTCGGTGTTGTCGGTCGAGATTACGGAATTGCCCGCCATGAGCTCGATCGCATGGACGATGCCGCGGAACACCGCAGCCGTCAGAGACTCGGTCCCGCGGTCGGTCAATTCCCTGGTGCCCTCCGGATACTCGCCGTAATCGATGATGCTCCCGGTCAGATCCCCGCGCCACGCCGCCAGCATCCAATTCAGTTTCGAGTGCCCGACGTCGATGAACCCGCACACCGAAACCGCATCGGCCGGGATGACGCGCCGGCCCAGGCCCGAGCACTTCTTAGACACCGTCTCGGCCTCGAGCACGATCGCCCCGCCGCCCATCTTCGCGCGCGGACTCCCCTGGCACTCGGCATAGAAGAACTCTTCGCCCCGGTCGATCCAGATATTCATGGCATGCTGGACCGCGGACAGCTCCTCCTCGTCGTAGCACTGCTCCCAGGTGGCGACAGCGCCGGCGTCCATCTGGGCGCGGTGCTCCCGGTAGAACTGCGTCGCCGCCTCACGCGCGCGGTCGCTCGCCTTGACGTCTCCCTCCCGGTCGAAGTCGCCGCGGATCTTCGCGTAGTCGTTCAGCCACATCTCGACCTTGTCCGGCTCCTTCTCGAGCATGGGAATATTTTCAGCGATCCACGCCGGATAATTCGTCGCGTCCATCAGCCGGTCGATCGCATCTCCGACCTGGATGATCGTCGCGAGGATCGCCACGCTGATTCGCTTCTTGTGCCCGCCCAGGCCGAGGATCGTCCCCATGATCGTGTCGAGGAGCACACCGACCTGCACCGAAGAGCGAGCGATCTCGTCATCCTGCGGATCGTCGATCATGACGAAGTCAGGACGAAGGCTCTCGCCAGACCAGGCGATCTTCCGCTTGAGGCCGCGGATCTTCGCCGTCCACCCGCAAGAGAGAATCGTCGACCCGGCCGACTTGGACCCAGGAACAGTGCGCGGCAAGACGAGCTCCTCCGCCTTCCACGAGATGTACGTCGGCTCTCCGCGGAACCGCTGCCCGATGCACCGCTGCGCCCGTCCCTCGAGCGCGCGCACCGCATGGCAGATCTCTGGAAAATCCTCGTACAAGAGATCGTTGCTCTCATACTCCGACTTGATCGAAGTGACGATCTTCGACGCGTGCTGCTCATTCGCCGACACCACGACCGGGAACCGCTTGTGCCCGTAGTTGAGAGCCCACTCAGTAGCGCCCTCAGTGATCGAAGTTTTTCCAAACCCACGCGGGAACGACTCGACGATCCACATCGTCGACTCCATCGCCTGCTGCAATTTCGCAATGAACCGCTGGTGCTTCGGCGAGAACGGCCGATCGTACGTCTCTTCGTGATAGGTCCGCAGGTACCGCTCCAAATCCTTCCCGCACTTCTCCCGCCGCTTCAGGTTCACGATCTCCGGCATCGGCCCCAGAATGCTCTCGACATCCGAAGCCGTCCCCTTCTCCGCCCGCTCCTTGTCCGCCTTCTTCCTCCGCCACTGAATCTCCGCCCGCGCCCGAGCGACATCGTCCTCA